TCGCCGTTGCCGCTGGCTATAAAGTTTCTGTCATTCCCGAGTACCTCTTCAACTACAGGATTCACGAAGACTCAATGACCAGAGCCAGCACGAACAAGCACCACGATGAGATAAAGGCGTACATGAGGTCTAAGCACCCCAAGCTAAAGTTTACATTTTAATCAAAGCTACATGCCAAGAAAAAAGACGGACAATGTTCAGGCTAGGGACGAGATGCAGGAGAACGTCTTCGTTGTCAGTGGTGAAGTTTGGGTTTCCCTTGCGCTGCCGAAGTCTGCCGTCAAGAGGGTACGTAGGTCGGAGCGCAAGCAAGAAGACATACTACAGGCACTGACGAAGTGCATGAACTGGGTAAACGCGATACTGGAAAACGAACCACCGTTCGACTTGTACCACGAAGACCATTAAACCAATCCAAATGAAGCTACTGACGATGGGAAAACCAGGCACGGGAACGTTCTGGTACCGAGAGCAGATGCCAGCCGAGCAGATGGTTCGCACGGGGCACACCTCCGACATCTACCCGCTCGATGGCAGCACCTTCCAGCCGAGCAGGTACGATGCGCTCGTGTTCCCCCGATCGTTTGACCTGAAGAGCAACCTGCCACAGGTCGCGCTCAACTGCCACAGGGGCAGGCAGCCGGTTGTGGTTGACCAGGACGACGCGATGGATCTAGCCATGCCAGACAACTTCGCCTACGAGCAGATCGTCGAGGCTCTGCCAGGGTACTTCTTTCTGCTCTCGCAGGCTGACCTCGTCACCTGCACCACGCAGACGTTAGCCGACCACCTCAAGAAATTTACAAAGAACGGCAACGTAAAAGTTATCCCCAACCTCATAGACTGGGAGTGGGCAATGCTCCAGTCGAAGCGAGCCAAGCGAGAGCAGCACACCCTGCCGAGGATTGGGTTTGCCGGAACGTCCACGCACCTGCCAGAAATACTCGTAGTCATGGAAGCACTCATCGAGGCGCAGAAAGAGAAAGACTTTGAGTTCGTCCTGTTTGGCTTCGGGGGAACAACCGACTGGCTCGCGTGGGCGAATAAAAATTTGGACATCATGCGCCCCGTGGACAAGGACTACCCGCTGATCCCGCTGTTCGAGCGGTTCATCACCCTGGCAGAAAAAATTACGCACTTCAGGTTCGAGCCGCTCGTGCCGATTGACCAGTACCTCTCTCGCCTGTGCCAGCTCAACTTTGACATAGGCCTCTGCCCGCTGCCCGACACGCCGTTCGCCCGCTGCAAGTCACCCATCAAGTTCCACGAGTACATTATTTCAGGTGCAATTCCTATTGCACAATACTCACCCGTTTACGAATCTTGCAGTCATATACCTCACACCATTGTTTCAGATCTATCTTCCAAAGCCTGGTGTCATGGAATTCTTACAGAACTCAGCCATTTCCCAAACCCTAACGAAAAAGCAATAGACTGGCTGTTGGACATGTCTCGAAGTATTTTTAGCATCGAGGAGAACGGAAAAATCCGAGAGAAAATATTTGAGGAGCTATTAAGCAAAAAAGTATGAGCAAGACCATCGCCGTGCTGATCTGCCTCGCCATTGGGTTCAGTGTCTGGGTGTACTTCATTGCGAGCTGCAACCAGCTCAGGTTTCTGCCCATCACCTCTATCCCCAGCAAGTGCGTTGAACCACTGAAGCAGCCATGAAGAAAGTCCTGAAAAACTTAGCACCGATCATCGATGAGTTCAAGGAGCCGAACGGCATCTGCCTAGCCAGCGGCAAGACCATGTTCATTACGCAGTCCGATGCACACGAGGCGATGCGGGCAAGGATTCGGAAGGTTCACATCGGGCTCAGGGTGTACCCGTGCGACAGTTGCGACTGCTACCATTTGACGAGCCAAGTTGCCGTGAAAGACAAGCCAACCTACGTAACCAGGAAACGCTAATGAAGAAAGAAGAATTCCAAGTGAAAAAGGTAAATGATATTTTGGACTTGAACCCATTCAGTCCGAACTACGGCAACCCGTCCAAGAGGGTGAGCATTGACGCTGTCCACAAGAGGGTTGTTCCGAGGTGGTCTAGCTGGAAGCCAATGATTGTTGTGCCAGTTGATTACAGCAAGTTTTTCGTGGACAGTAAATTTATTTGATATGGGAACGAACGAAATCGTGAATGCTGACTGCCTCGACTACCTCAAGACCTGTTCAGAGAACAGCGTTGACTTAATTGTAACCGACCCTCCCTACGGCTACAGCTTCATGGGCAAGGACTGGGACAAAGCTGTTCCATCGATTGATATTTGGAAGGAGTGCCTACGGGTGCTGAAGCCTGGCGCGTTTTGCTTCGTGATGTCAGCACCGCGCCAAGACGTTCTGTCCCAGATGATTGTCAGGCTCACCGAGGCTGGCTTCAAGACCGACTTCACCAGTTTGTACTGGACGTACGCGAGTGGGTTTCCAAAGGCGATGAACATTTCAAAAGCTGTAGATAAAAAGTTAGGAAAATTTCGTGTACGTGTGGATATAGGCAACAGAGCAAGTGAGCAGTGGCGTGTAAAAGAGGGAAGGGAAGACAGGCTTTCAACACTGCCAGATTCAAACCCTATTTCCGATGAGGCCAAAGCCTTAGATGGTTCCTACGGAGGCTTCCAGCCTAAGCCAGCGGTTGAGGTTATCCTAGTCTGCATGAAGCCACTGTCAGAGAAGACCTACGTTGACCAGGCACTAGCGAACGGGAAAGGTGTCACGTGGCTCGACGATTGCAGGATTCCAACGGATGATTTGGCAAAAGCTAAAACGCAGCCAATCATAACGGGTAGTAACAATTTTGCAAATCGGAAAGGCGCAGAGCGAAGAGAGTATGTGTCTAGTGGCGATGGTCGCTTCCCCGCAAACCTGCTCGTGTCGGACGACGTGCTAAATGATGGGACGGTAACAAAGAGCACTTCGAGTAAGAGAGGCGCAAATAAAAATGGGAACATATACGGAAAATACGGTTTGAACGACACATTGAGAGGTGTGGACGATTCAGGAGGTTTCTCACGCTTCTTCTCGCTCGACGCATGGGCTGCAAAAATACCGTTCCTCCAGGTAGCCAAGGCGAGCAAGTCAGAGAAGAACAATGGGCTTGACGAGTTTGAACAGCACGAGGTGAACGATGGGCGAGAGAAGACAGCAGACAATGCGTTCCAGCGTGGTGCAACTAAAAGGGTCAACACTCATCCAACCGTGAAGAGTTTACGTCTCATGTCCTACCTCATTACGCTCGGCTCACGTCAAGGAGACACGGTGCTCGACCCGTTCTGTGGATCTGGGACTACGTGCGTGGCAGCAAAACAACTCGGCAGGACATACATTGGCATTGAGCTGTCAGAGGAGTACGCCAAGATAGCCGAGGCTAGAATCGCTGCGGTTCTGCCAACTCTGCTGTAGTCTTGGAAAATAGAAAGAACCGTGGCACTTTCACACAAATTCCAAAATTGTGCTACAGTGCAGGTGAAGCAGATTGCCGTGACTAATTTCCATGTAATCCAACGGACATCACCAACATGGCAGCGTACAGCAAAGAACAAACAGACTTCTACAAGTCAGAGGTCAGGAAAGAGCTTGCGATTAGACCAGACATCAGCGAGCGTCTTCTGGCAGACAGGCTCGCCTCGAAAGGCTACAGCCTAGCCAGGAAGTACGTTGCCAAGCTCCGCAACAAGGTGGTTTCAGAAATAGGTAGCCGCATTGACCGCTCGCGCATTGCAACGTACCTCGGCCACTACGATGAGGCTGTGACGCAGGCCGTCGAGCAGCAGTGGGCAATCGCCAATGACCCGACCACGTCAAAGCTCACCAGAAAAATGGCGTTAGATTCTGTCGTGCAACACTTAGGCGACAGGATAGACAGGCTGGCCATGTACGGCGTGTTCGACAAGGGCGACGTGCGCTCGGTGAGGTCGATTCCAGTCACGCAGGAGAAGCAGGACGCGTGGCGTGAAATGCTGTTGCAGTACCAGCAGCCAGCGATTGAACCTGTGAAAATGGTAGACCCCGTTCCCATCATTGAAGCAAAACCACATGAGCCAGAGCAGCCAGCACAGAAGCCGTACAGCCCAGGTGCAGTCACCCAGTTCCCAGGTGGAACAGCCACAGTCAGGTACGGCATCAACGCCAAGCCCTAGCGACAGGAAACAGCTCGTTGCGGAGTTTGGCTTGGACGCGTTCGCACGGCTGTACTTCCCAGAGCACCTGACCCTGAGGCCGTCAAACTTCCAGGCTGAAATGGAAGGCTTGATGGCAGACAGGAAGCAGCGCAGGCTCGCCATTATAGGTTTCAGAGGTTCGGCCAAGAGCACCATTGGATCGCTCATCTACCCAATCTACGCCGCGCTTGAGCAGACGAAAACCTACCCGTTCATTATCTTGGTGTCCGACACCATGACGCAGTCTGGCATCAACATGGCGAACATCAGGCAGGAGCTGGAGACGAACGAGCTCCTGAGGACAGACTACGGGAAGGTTGTCAGGCGGGACATGAAGAACCCAAACCCAGACCCGACCTTACAGACAGACGACGAGTGGCAGTCGCGGAACATCGTGCTGAATAACGGCGTGAGAATTCTTGCCAGGTCTCGCGGGCAGAAGGTCAGAGGTCTCAAGCACCGCCAGTACCGCCCGAAGCTGGTAATCGTCGATGACCCAGAGGATACCAACTTCATTCGCTTCAAGGAGAACCGTGACGCGAGCGAGAAGTGGCTGAGGGGCGAGGTGATACCAGCCCTCGATGAGCGTACTGGAAAAGTTATCCTCATTGGAAACTACCTGCACGATGACGCTCTGATGGCTCGCGCAAAGAAGTGGGGGACGTTCCTGGTGAAGGAGTACCCGCTCATCGACAAGGATGGCTTCTGCACGTGGCCAGCTAAGTACCCGAACAACGAGGCTCTCCAGGCAGCACGAGCCGATGCTGGCATGACATCTTGGATGCGCGAGTACCTGCTCAAGGTTGTCCCAGAAGAGGGCGCGCCGATTACCGCAGACGACATCCACTACTACGACGAGCTGCCAGCCTCAATCTACTTCCGAGGTCTCAGGGGCCACGGCGTAGACTTCGCCATCTCGCTGAAGGCATCGGCAGACTGCACGACGTGCGTCCACGGCGATGTGTACTGGGAAGGGAACAACAACGAGACCGCGTTCATCTACATTTTGCCGAACCCGCTCAACGCTCGCATCGACTTCGCGGCGACCCTAGACTACCTGAAGAACGTGCCGCGGGTGCAGGGCGGTGGGGCGCACATCTTCTACCCAGAGGACGTTGGCTACCAGAAGGCTGCCATCCAGGAGATGGAGCGAGCCAGAATGAACGTGCTGCCCATTCACCCGACCATCGACAAGCTCGCACGCTTCAGAACCGTAGCACCGCACATCAAGAACGGCACGGTCAAGTTCCCACGGCACGGCTGCGAGGAGCTCATAGACCAAATGTGTAACTTTGGTGTTGCAAACCATGACGATCTTGTGGACGGAATTACCAATCTACTGCTTGGATTACTTGAGTCTGGCTTGGCACTTCGCAAGTTTGTTATCCTGTGATACAATTTAGGTATGGAAAAGCAAGTCAAAAAGTATCCTGGTCAAAAGGTCGGAACCTGTACCATCTGTGGGAAGGCATTCATATACTACCCATCAGGTCTCAGTGGCCTGTATTGCTCACGGTCTTGCTCTGGCAAGGTTATGGTCAAAAACTTGGGTACCAGAATGCTCGGCAAGAAGTGGTCAGACGAAACCCGCAAGAGGTTTACAGCAGCAACCACTGGAGAGAAGCACTGGCACTGGGCTGGCAAAAAGATTGGCTATACGGCACTCCACCGATGGGTGGAACGCCACAGGGGTAAGCCGAGGTTCTGTGAGCACTGTGGAACAACAGAGGCAAAGATATTCGAGTGGTGCAACAAGAGCCAAGAGTACAGGCGAGACCTCAGTGACTTTATTAGGTTGTGCAGGCAGTGCCATAGAGATATGGATAGGATTGATTCAAAGTCTGGCTTCTACAAGTTTCTGCACAACGGCAAGAACGAAATACACCTCGCAAAGATCCGAGAGCTAACCAAAGCATGGCACGCATCGCCAGAAGGCAGAGAGTGGCATAGGCAGCACGCGATTAAAATGCAGTTTGATAAAGTTAGAAACAATGCACAAAAAAGAAAAGCTTCCACAAAAGTCTGAGACCAACCGCATGAAGAAGTACCTGGGAAAGAAGCTCTCGTGGCTGCACCAGAAAGCGTGGGATCTGTTCTCGGTGTTCATCAGGACATCCTACGCTGACAAGTTTACGGGCTACGTCCAGTGCTACACGTGCCCAGCTATCAAGCACTGGAAGGAAATGGATGCAGGACACTACATCCATTCGAAGCTCGACTTCGACATCAGGAACATCCACCCGCAGTGCAGGCAGTGCAACGGGTTCAGGCGCGGCAGGCTCGACGTGTACGGCGAGCGGCTGACCAGGGAGAACGGGTTCGCGTGGATTGAGCAGCTGCGCCGTGATGCGAACAGCTGGCAGCAGCCGAACAGGCAGGAGACGATCGAGTTAATCGAGGAGTACGCATGAAAATACTAGAGCAAATTTTAGTCTTCATCCTCACGTTCTTTGTCGTTTGGTTCGTCATCATGAACCTCGTCATGGCCATGTTTGCGCTCGGTAAGGTCATTCAGAGAAAGCACCCGAACAGGAAGAGCCTGTCGGATAGGATAGAAATCATGTGGGAGAAAATTTGGAATAAAATTGTATGAAAGTCCCCAAGATTAGAATCCTGAAGTACGAGCCACGTGTCTACGAGAACGGCAGGCTCGTCAACCGCTACCGCCTCGACATCGAGAACCTTGCCAACATGCTTATCCTCACGACAGAGCACGACCCAAACAGGACAGACGAGGAGCAGAAGATGCGCGAGGTTGACCTGGCGATCGAGGCAGAGAAGTTCCTGAAGGAGCACCCAGCTTGAGCGTTCACGGGTAGGGAAATTTACCCATTCATCTAGTGGCAGGATACCCAGGAACCCTGGGCGGCGCAGGTTCGATTCCTGCATGGAGCTGTGGCAGGCCACCACGACTGTCCCTACCCGCCAGCGTTCAAGTTTTGCAAACAATCTAAACTTTGCTACAATGGAAACACAGAGCAAGCGAGAAATTGAGCGGCTCGTGCAGATGGACAACCAGCGGCTTTCCAAGCTCGACAAGCCGATGGTGCAGGCCACGAAGATCAACACCTACGGTTCCCCAGCCACGAAGGTCTACAACGACCTGACGCTGAAGAGCACCGAGGCGCACGAGAAGGACTTCTCGGAAGAGGTGACCGCCCCAGGTGACTTCTGCTACAAGCAGATCGCCACAGCCTCTGTGCCAGGCGGATCGTCGTTCTCCAAGAAGCTCGTCATGACGTGCCCGATCTGCAACAAGATACAGATACTCCAGCAGAAGGTTCACTACCGGTACAGGTCAGACTGGCAGACGAGGCTCAAGTTCTTCGCCAACGTGGTGGGCGAGAAGGTCTTCAAGACGATACCGTTCGCCATCCGTGGCACGGTGAGCGTAGACGGAGACATCACCTGCCAGTTCAACAAGCTCCACGTGTTCACCCTCCGAGGCAGCACCATACAATCTACACCCCGCTAGAAAATTCCAATGGCCGACAGCAGGTTCGAGAAGATCAGGAAGGGACTAGAGATAGCGTTCGGCACCGACTCGCCACGGCAAGGCTCAAACTCCGTCAACCAGAACAGGTTCGACAGGAGCGGCTTCGGCATGGTCAAGGGCGTTGACGGGCTAACGTCACGCGCGACCGACTACGGCAGCGGCGACCCGATGGCCATCTACCGCACGGGAGCGTCGAAGCCTATTCCAGCGTCTAAGGCCATGGCGGCCAACACGGGCTGGGTGTACTGCGCCACCGATGCCATAGCGGCCGAGATGGCTGGCATGGAGTTCAAGGTGTTCCAGCTCCAGGCCGACGGCACGCCCGAGGAGCTCTCGGAGCACGACCTGCTCGACTTCCTAGACGGCGTGAACGACTTCCAGACGGGAGCCGAGTTCAAGCACATGCTCTCGACGCACCTCGAGCTCACCGGCAACTTCTACGCATTGCTCGTGGGCGAGGACGGCGACCCTGTTGGCAGCTTCGACGAGCAGCCGGCGTCCATGTTCACCCTGAACCCAGCCAACATCAAGATTATCTTTGACAAGACGTTCTACCCCTGGACGATCAGGGGCTACGAGTTCCGCATCGAGGGCAAGAAGTACACGTACCAGCCGTGCCAGGTGCTCCACATTAAGTACCCAGACCCGTCAGACCCCTACGAGGGCATCGGCACGGTGCAGTCCATTCCCGCGTGGATTGACCTGCACAACTACGCGCTCGAGATGAACAGGCAGTACTTCATCCGTGGCATCCAGTTCGGGCAGATGGTGGAGTCTGACTCGACCGATGACGCGTCCATTGAGCGCCTGAAGTCCTCGCTCGAAGCTGGGCACCAGGGCGTCGAGAACTCCTACAACACCGTCGTTGCGCCGAAGGGTGTCAAGTTCCTGCCAGGCGGCAAGGCGAAGGACGCTGACTATACGTCCCTGTTTGACTTGACCCGCGACATGATCCTCGCGGGGTTTCGCGTTGGCAAGACAATTCTGGGAACAGCTGAGTCAGACACGAACCGTGCAACCGCTGAGACCGCTGACTACGTCTTTGCCAAGAGAACCATCAAGCCGAAGATGACCATGATCATCGCGTGCCTCAACGAGTTCCTCACGCCGCGCTTCGGCGATGACATCTACATCGGCTTCCTCGACCCGACCCCAGAGGACAAGAACTTCAGGATCACGGAGATGCAGGCGGTCATGGCTTCCCAGCCCGTTATGTCACTCAACGAGACCAGGGAGCACTACCAGGGACTCGGTCCAGTTGAAGGTGGTGACACGGTGATGGTTGGCACCACGTTCACCGAGGTTGGCGAGCCAACCAACAACGATCATCCAGGCGCAGACAACGTCGAGGGCAAGTCAAAGTCGGTGCGGAAGCTGCCGAGGAAGTCCAAGCGCATTGCGGTCACCCGCCACGCCAAGAACGCGAAGTTCAGGAAGTCCTTAGCCGAGACCATGGCGGAGAGGATCACGGAGAAGGTTGCAACGATCAAGGCAAAGAGGTTCAGCGAGCTCACCCACGAAGAGTACGGCATCTACTGGCAGAAGTTCATTGACCGTACCACCGAGTACGAGGAGCAGCTTGCCACGGCCATGGTGAAGGTGAACGCGGCGCAGAAGGTAGAGGTGCTCGCAAACCTCGCCAAGCTGCTCGGCAAGAAGTCTAGGAAAACAGCCGTGCCGGCACTCTTCGATGCCAAGAAGTGGACGGGCATCGTTGCGGACATCTCAACGCCAATCCTCACGAGTCTCGCCCAGTCAGAGTCCACCGCAGCAGGTGCCATGTTCGGCAAGCCAGGCATCGACGTGGCGACCAACCCAGAGGCAGCCAAGGCACTCGACGAGGCCATACAGCTCATGGCGAAGAGCTACAGCCAGACCACGCTCGACCAGCTCAAGGCGAAGGTTGCCGAGGGTCTGGCACAGAACGCTGGCTACGATGCAACGGCGGAGCTCGTCTCGGAGGTGTACGCGTTCGCCGATGAGACACGGTCACTGGCCGTTGCCAGGACTGAGACGAACCGCGTTGCCAACGAGGCCACGAAGTCAACGTGGAAGTCCATCGGCGTGCAGACCATCAAGTTCTACACCGCAGATGACGGCGACGTCTGCCCGTTCTGTGCAGAGATGAACGGAAAAATTATCTCGGTTGACCAGAACTTCTTTGACAAGGGTGACACGCTGACGCTCTCGAGCGGACAGAGCATGACGTTCGACTACGCAGACGTTGGCACGCCGCCCATCCACGTGAACTGCCGCTGCTACCAGCGACCAGAAGATGTGGGATCGCTCGAGTAGGTGTATACTGAATCCAAATCCAACCAAACGTAAAGAACGACCATGGCACAGACAGCCGTAAAAACTAACGTCACCGCCCACACGACCGAGCTCACCCAGTCGGTGCCTGCGAACGTGACCAAGGCTACGATCATCAACCGCTTCAACAGGGTCATGCAGTACCACTGGAGGCAGGGTGTCGTGGCGACAGGTGGCGACGTGATACAGCCGTACGCGGTCAAGACCGTCAACGTGCCCCTCGGCGCAACGTTGATCTACTTCCTGAGCTTCAACTTAGGCGACGTGTTCGAGGTTCAGTACACCACGTAATTAACCACACCCCCATGCAGGCACAGGTACTCAGCGCAGAGAAAGTTTTGATGCCGAACGGCAGGAACGAAGACGGCACAGATCGCGATTCCGTGATGGTAGTCGTTTCCGTGAAATTTTCGCTCGATGACGGCACGCTTTACCACACCCAGAAGTACGCGTTCACGCCAGACCACGTTCCCCAGGATGGCTTCCGGTCACAGGCCGCTGCCATGCAGGCTGACCTCGACAGGAGCACAGTCCAGGCACCCGTGGACGAGCAGTCCAAGCTCGCCGATGAGCAAGTTGAAAATCTACAGAAGCTAACAACCAAAGAACATGAATAAGGCAACGCGCGACGTGGGGGAACTCCTCAACGTCAGGGACAGGAACACGGCGTTCCAGGTCTTCGACCGCAGTGGCAACGTCGTGCCGCTGTGGCAGGAGAACATTCTCGGCAGGTTCCTCAGGGAACTCGGCCACGAGGTAAGAACGGTTTTCACGGGCAGGTACTCCGAGGTCATGTTCTCGCACAACCTGATCTCGAACGTCGGGCACGCGCTCGCCAACGGCAGGATGAGCAACCAGGGATCGTACAGCCCAGCGGTCAACATAGGCATAGGCCAGAACACGTCATCCGCAGCGGCGACAGACCAGGCGCTCGGGCAAGAAATTACCACGGCTGGCGGAGCTCGCGCGGCGGCCACGGCTTCGCAGGTCACCACCACGGTCGCCAGCGACACCACGCAGCTCGTCAAGACGTTCACGTTCACCGGCTCGTTCGCCGTCACCGAGGAGGCCATCTTCGACAGCGCGACCGCGCCGACGGTGACGACGCTCGCGGCTGCCATCACCACGACCGGCCAGACGGCCATCACGGTCGCCTCGGGCACGGGCATCACCAACAACGACTACGTGCAGATCGACAACGAAATTTGCCAGGTCACCGCAGGTGGCGGCACAACGTCCCTGACCATCACGCGAGGCCAGAAGGGCACGACCGCTGCGACCCACCTCATCAACGTCGGCGTCGTGGACATCAACACGTCGGGCAACGTGCTCGCCAAGCAGACGTTTGCGGTCATCAACGTCACGAGCGGCATGTCGCTCCAGATTACCCACGACTACCAGACCTAACGCACAACCTATATGGCAAAGCTATTTTTACTCCAGAACGGCCCTAAGCCGACGACGGCAGGTCCAGTCAAGGTGACGACCGGCACGTCCATCAAGACGCTCCTCCAACTCCTGCTGCCAACGGGCATCCAGGGCAAGGTGGTCGAGTGGGGCATCTCGTTCGACGGCAGCGCAGCCGCTACCCCCATCGAGTGCGAGCTCGTCGAGACGGGAGCGGTGGCTGCGACCGTCACGGCGTTCGTGACGGCTGACATCACCCGCTTCGGGGCGAACGACATCGACCCGCTCACCGCCCTCATGACGGCCAGCACGAGCGGGTCAGGCTACACGTCAACCTCCGAGGGTTCGGTCACGGCTACCCGCGAGCTCGACTTCCAGCAGGTCGCGCCGACGAACCAGTACGTCAAGCAGTTCCCGCTCGGGCGCGAGCCCGAGTTCGGCAACGGCAACGCGCTCCGCATCCGCGTGACTGCGGGAGCCGCAGTGAACGCGTACTGCTACATCATCGTAGAAATCTAACATGATTCAGATCAGCGGATTCCCCAAGAGCGGCAACCACCTCCTCAAGAAGGCGTGCGAGCTCCTCGGCGTCACCACGTCAGAGGTTGACCACATTCCCTACGCCGATGGGCTGCCAGACGGCACGACCCAGCACCTCTTCATCAGGCGCGACCCGCGCCACGTGGTCATCTCGATGCTCAACTTCCAGGGCATTGCCGTGACCGACGCATCGTTTTTGGCGATGGTGGACAGCTTCAACGGCGACACGCTCGTGAACGGGCTGAACGCCTACGCGGGCTGGCTCACCGATGCGAACACGTTCGTCACGAGCTTCGAGGCGTTGCAGTCCAGTCCAGCCGAGATGCAGAGGATGGCCGCCTACCTGGGCGTGTTCTACCCGGGCAACTTCAGCCAGCTCGAAGGGCTGACGCTGACGTACACGTCGAGCCACGCCGACTACACCACGATTTGGACTCCCGATTTGGAATCACAGTGGAACAGCAGGGGCGGAGCAGAACTATTAACCGCGTGGGGGTACTAATGGAGCTGCTCGTGTGGAATCAGGACAGGACGCAGGAGGACATCGACGCCACCGGAGGCTACGCCTTCACCAAGGGCGACGTTGCCGAAATTAACCCAGACGGCTACGCCTGGGGCGAGCTGGTGATTGCCGATCCACGGTTTGTCATCATCCAGTCACAGATACTGCCCACGCACGCCGAGGCACTGCTCATGACTAGGTTCTACAGCCCTACCCGCCAGCGCGAGTACTACGTTGCCATCGACAGCTTGGACTTAACCAAGCCCGTTCCGCAGGCGGCACTAATCGCTAACTCACTGCACAAGTAGATGGCACTCGTACCAGACAACTCACAGGTAGGAGGGATAGCTCTAGGTGGCTCGGGGTCAGCCAGCTTCACGTACACGATGGGTGCTGGTGCGAACGGACGTGTAGACCTGTACATACTCGCCAACGGCAACACCGTCAACACGCCGACCTACGGAGGTGTCGCCATGACACCTGGTGCAGCGGTAACAGTTGGTGGCAGAAATATGTACTGGTTCTACCTGATGTCCCCGGCAACGGGAGCGAACAACTTTGTGGTCACGTCTCCCCAGCACTGGTGGGGGCTGTCCTACTCTGTTGAGTCTGTCACTGGAGCACAGCAGACCACACTGGGGAACTACGCAGCAGCATCAGGCACTGAAGCTCCTAGTGTGCCGTTCGTCATGTCTCTGCTGACGAAGACAGCAGGCTCGTGGATGGAGATTGCAGCGTACGTGCCAGCCACAGGAGACACCATCAGTGCGTCAACAGGAACAACCCAGCGGAGCAGAACATCGGGGAGCTTCATTGGTGACTCGAACGGAGGGCTTCCCGTGCAGACCAACAGTATGTCCGTCACCACGGGCGGCACGGATGCTTTCTTTGCATTCGTGGTGGAGGTCGAGGTGTTCGTCGCCGCGTCCCTGCCAGCCAAGAGCACCATCGTCGGCCAGGCCATTAACCGATCTAACTCCTACTAGCCATGAGCAGACTCGGACGAGCACAGCCGTTCAAACCGCACACGGGCGCGCCCATCGGCGTGTACTACTTCCAGCGCGCCACGGCGAGCTTCTCCGACGCGTTCACGCCATCGGATAGGCTCTCGACCTTTGTGAAGCGCACGTCGTCTGACGCGTTCACCGTTGCAGATTCGCTGGGCATCGCCATCGCGAAGCTCGCAACCGACACGTTCACGGTTGCCGATAGCTTAGCCAAGAGCGTGAGCAAGACGCTGAGTGACGTGTTCGCCCTGGCAGACTCCATCGCCGTGAAGGTTTCTAAAACGGTCTCGGATGCGTTCACCATTGCGGAATCGTTCGCCACGCACGTGATGAAGGTCCTCAACCTATCGGACGCGTTCACCGTCTCCGACTCCCTGTCGGCGAGCGTGCGCAAGACGGTGGCAGACGTATTCACGGTCTCAGATTCGCTCGCGGTGGCCGTGGGCAAGACCCTCTCAGACGCGTTTACCGTCGCCGAGCAGTTCTCATCGTCCATCGTCGTGCTCGCGGCGATTCGCTACTACGCCGTCAGCTCGTACTACGGGGTCAGCAACACCATTAAGCTCGCCGTGAACTGGTTTACCACGGTGAAGAGAAAGTAAGAGCACCCATGGCAACCATCATCCGCTACGTGCAGAACGACCACGGCCTGCCGCTCGGCCTGGCGCTCCAGAACGCCGACTCGTCGGTTTTCAACCTCGCGGGCTACTCGCTGGCAATCAACGCCCAGTTCGCCAACACATCGGGGCTCAAGTTTACCGGCGCAATGGCCATCGACAGTGGCGCCGCAGGCCAGTGCCACTACACGCCCGCTGCGACCGACTTCAACGAGGCGGGCAACTACAACGTGCAGGTCGTCGCGACCCAGGGCTCCATGCAGGTGACGTGGAACGACATCGTCGTCATCGTCGAGCCCTCCCTCCCCTCGTTCTAGCACTTGTGCCGTTTGCCGTGTATGCTACAATACGAGCAACGAGTTTCCCAACATCTACATCCAAATCCAAATCTAGCCCAACCTAGCTAGACCTCCATGAAAAAGTTGGACGAGGCATCCTCGAAGGATTTCGCCTCACACATGGCAGCCGAGTCCACGAAGCTGTTCATACAGAAAGCCAAGGCATCCACCGATGACTCGGCTGTTTTCAGCACGATCATTTCCTCGGACGATGAGGATCGCCAGGGCGAGTCCGTCTCCCAAGAAGGTTTAGACTTCACGAACTACATGAAGAACCCCGTGGTCCTGTGGGGCCACGACTACTACTCGCTCCCAATAGGCATTTGCCTGGGCGTAGAAAAGTCTGGCAACCAGACGATTGCAAAGTTCAAGTTCGCCCCAGCCGAGGCAAATCCTTTTGCCTCACAGTGCCAGAAGCTGTGGGAGATGGGAATTCAACGTGCTGTTTCAATAGGCTTCATCCCGAGGTCTTTCGACGACGCTGGCAACACCTTGACAGCAGAAGTTTTAGAGTTTTCGTTAGTTCCTATTCCAGCAAACCCCGTTGCGCTGAACACCGACATGGTCAAGCAGAACCACTTAGACTTAGCCATGCTCGTCGCCAAGGGCGTGGCGTTCAAGTTTGAGACAACCCCAATAATCGATACATCAAAACCATCTAACCAAAAAACTATGAAGGAAAGAATTGCCGATTTAGTAGCGAAGGGAGCCGAGCCAGGTGCATCGTGCAGCCTAGACGACGGCACGCCAGGTGTCCTATCCCGTGACCCCGGCAACCCAGACGGCCCACTCATCTGCACGCCGGTCGAGAACGCGTCCGCCAAGGGCAAGGAAAAGCCAGAGAACGACGGCGACGAGGATGAGTCCACCTCGAACCAGCAGGCGCAGGACTTGCAGAGGTCGCTCGAGCAGACGCTCGAGAGAGAGGGGGACACGCACTCCGCGAAGACAGACAAGGCAATTGGCACGTTCCAAAAGTCAATCCAAGAGTGGCACGATTCTTCCGATGACGAGCCAGACGAGAAGTCAGCCATGCCGAAAGAGGCAGAGGAGTGCATGAAGTCCATGCACGATGCGACCGACGCAGAGCACGACCGCCACGGGGAAAAGGTTGACAAGGCCATCGACGAGTACACGAAGGGCATCCAGCAGTGGAGCTCCTCCGCTGACGACGAGCCAGACGAGAAGGCTGCAAAGCCGAAAGCAGGCGAGAGCGACGAGGATGACGAGGACGAGGGCTCTGGCAAGCCGTCAACGCCTACCGAGATCGTCAAGGCGACCGGTGCGCTCAAGTCTGACATTGCCGATGAGCACGACCTGCACAGGAAGTCGATGCACAAGATGATCGACCAGTACGGCAAGAAGATGGTGGGCACGGCAGACCAGGACGTTCGGGATAAGCACGGGAAGGCCATGCAGTCAGATGCCTCCGACGAGATGCACCGACACGAGAAAGCCCTCAACGACGCGGTGGCAGAGTTCCACACCTCCGTGCAGGCGAAGGGCGAGAAGGGCATGCAGCCGTCGAAGAAGATGTCCAAGTCGGCCAAGAAGTCCATCGAGGAAGCCAAGGGGCACATGCAGAAGGCCATGGATGCCCACGAGGATGCCATGGATGCCCACATGGAGGCCAAGAAGCACCTCAAGGCAGCGCACGCGGCACTGGGCAACGTAGACACGAGCCGCGCTAACAGTGAGGATGAAGACAGTGGGTCAGACGAAAAGCCTGACGCAGTGCCATCCAAAACACAAAGGTCGAGCTCCTCGAAAGGTTCCGACGATGACCTCAACGAGTTCATTCGCCTCAGGAAGCTGACGAGAGATGTTTCCACTACGATCAACGAATCCATCAAGAACCTGAACAAGACCATTGAGGATCGTAAGTCGCAGTCCCAGTAATCAACTCTTAACAGAACTACAATGGAAAAAATTTCAGCAGAGCAAATGGCAGAGTTCAAGTCCGCCATTGCAGACACCATCAACGACAGCTTTGCAAAAGAGCTCGAGCCGATGGTTGGAAAAATGGTAGCCGACCGGTGCAAGGAAATCGTGGCAGCCATGGAAGCGCAGAAGAACGTGTACGGCAGAGACATCTCTGGCCTCACCAAGTCCCAGAAGGAAGACTTCGTCAAGGTAGCCCAGTTCGCAGCCAAGGGCTTGAGCATGGAGTCAATCGGGGCAACGAAGCAGGGTGACAAGTGGATCGTCAAGGCCAACGAAGCCTTGATCGAAGAGCAGGACAACCGCGGCGGCTACCTGGTCGCCCGCGAGGTCGCCGATGCCATTCTCCGCATCGCAGCGTCCGTAGGCACGATCATCAGCCAGGCACAACGCTGGCCAATGACCACCGACGAGCTGGCAATCCCTAACTACACCGGCTCATTCTTGACGGGTACCTACCTGAACGTGGACGTCGCAGGTGCAGTTACCGGCCTCACCTTCGGCCAGGCGTTGCTCGTCGCCAAGAAGTGGCAGCTCGCGTTCGTGGTCGGCAACGACCTGCTCGCCGATGCCAACGTGAACCTCGCAGACTGGCTCCTCGCGCTAGCTGGCGAGTCACTGGCCAACATGG